AACAGGTAAATTAATTTTACCACCAAACTCAGTTGTATATCGTCTAGAAGTAGATGGATCTGCAACAGGTGGAACTAACCCTACATTTAATTTAGGTTTTAAAAACGCAAATGATTCTACTGAATTTGACGTAGATGGTTTAGTAGTTAATGGTGATGCTGATGGTGATGGTATTATTAAATTTGGAGATGCTACAGCAGGAAATGACTTAGCTACAATCTTACCAGCTAATGGAACTACAGCTAGTAATGATCCAATTATTATTACTGGTGGAGTAGGTAACTCTGCACCAACAGGCGGTAATGTTGCTTTTAGACTTTACTATTTTGTTTGGGACTTTACAAACGGTACTGACGGAAGTCAGAAGTAATTAAAATAATCAAGGGGAGTCTTTTAGATTCCCCTTACACAAGGAGGTTTATATGTCATCAAGTGACGTAAAGTTTAGTACCAGAACTTCAGACGGAAGATTTGGTAAAGACCCACAGGCTACAGATAATTTTCTGGGCAGAGTAAGGGTTCAATATATTCAAGGAGCAGGCGTTGGAAGCTCAACTGTAAAGCTGTATGATGGAACAGATGCTAATGGTATTCTAAGATATCAAGCAGGTTTCGGTACAGAAGGCTTAGATGTCTATGTTCCTAATGATGGTTTAGTTTTTGAAACTGGTGTGTTTATAGATTTAACAAACACTACTTCAGTAACTATTGCTTATAATTAATCTTTAACAGGTAAATTATGGCAACATCTGGTACACATACATTTAGTTTAGATACAGCTGAGATCATACAAGAAGCCTATGAGCGTGTAGGTTTTGATGTTAAGTCTGGTTATGATCTAGTAACAGCTAGGCGTTCTCTTAATTTAATATTAACAAAGTGGGTTAATGAAGGCGTAAATTTATTTACTATTACCTCTCATATAATTAATCTAACTAAAGATAGTACTACTACCACTGTAGCTGCTGGACAATTTTTAGATATCCTAGATGCATCTGTAAGAGATACAAACAGTAATCCAGTTTCTGATGTTAACTGTGAGAGAATTAGTTTATCAGAATATTTAAATTACCCAACCAAGACGACTAAAGGAAAACCTGTGCAATTTGCTGTGGAAAGAAACAGCCAATTTAAAGCAGCAGGTAGTAATACACACACCATATATTTATGGCCTGTTCCCGATCAAACTTATTATCAGTTAAATACTTGGGCGATAAGATATCCTCAAGACGTAACTGACGCGTATACCGAAAATCCTGACATACCTAGAAGATACTTACCTGCATTGATTAGTGCATTAGCAGTTGAACTTGCTAATAAAAATCCCGCTAAAGTAGATGGGGCACGAAGAGCAGAATTAAAAGCTATGTATGAACAAGAATGGCAATACGCAAAAGAAGAAGATAGAGAAAGAGCAAGCTTTTATATACGACCTAAGATTCGCGGATACTAAGAACGATGGCAAGAAGAGCTTCAGGTAAATATGCATATCTGATAGATGATCGTTCTGGCAGGAAGATACGATACAAAGATGCGAGGACAGAGTGGAGTGGGCTCCGAGTACATAAAAAAGACTGGGAGCCTAAACAAAGTTTATTAGACCCACCTAACCTAGGGCCCGAAGCCACTTCATTAGCAAACCCAAGACCAGATAATGACATAGACAGAACCACTGTAAAACTTGGTACTCTGTTTGGGAGGGGCACGCCACCAACACAAGCAGCCTTCGGTAATGTAATTTTAGGTGCGCAAGAAGATACTTCAGGTCTTGCACTGGCAACAGGTATAGGACAGTTAGAACTTGCTACTGGTGTAACCTTAGCAGGTATTGCTATAGCTAGTGCCAAAGGTACTTTAACAATTGCTACTGAAGAAAATGCAGACGGCTTAGAATTAACTTCAGAACATGGTGCACTAAGCTTTGGAGCACAAGAAAATTTAGCAGGAATAAATCTTACATCTGCAAAAGGGGATGTTACTAAGTCAGCTTCTTCTAACTTTACCGCAACTGGAATCCCCCTAGCTTCAGCTCACGGTACAAATGGATTAGTTATTGATCTAACAGAAATTCCTCCAGGAATACTATTAGAATCTGGTAGAGGTGATGTATCATTTCAAGCTAGTTCTAATTTAGTTATGACTGGAATAGCAGCGGCAAGTGCTAAAGGTACTTTAACTATCAGCGCACAAGATGATGTTACAGGGTTGCAACTTACATCCGCACGTGGTACAATATCTATCAGTATTGACAACACAGGTTGGGGTGCTCAGTCATGGGGTCAGAATGTTTGGGGAACATAATTAATGGGATTAACATACGTACAACTTAAACAAGGTATTCAGGATTTTTTAGAAAATGCTGCTACAGATTTTACTTCAGCAACAGGTTCAGGAGTAGCTCCTATTGATGTATGTATACAGTTAGCTGAATTAAGGATAGCTAAAGAAGTAGACCTTACTGCATTTAGAAAAGTCGGTACATTCGCAGTAAGTCAATATTCTCCTACAGCAGTCGTTCCAGAAGATTTAATAATTCCTAGATATTTAAGAGTACAGAACGGTGACTTTTTATTGGAGAAAGATGAAACATTTCTAAAAGAATTTACAAAGAATACTAGCACACAATCATTAGCAGGAGTAATAAGATTCTATGCTCTAAGTCAAACTGGTGCTACATACACAGCTACTAACAGACAAACAAATTTCTTGTTCGGACCTATACCAGCCCTTGCAACTACAGTTGAAATAGGGTATACTATGAGAGTTCCAGGCTTATCATCAAGTACGGCTAATACGTATCTTGGAGACAAAGCACCAGACGCTATACTATATGGATCATTGATTGAGGCAGTAGCTTATATGAAAGAGACACCACAAACAATCGAACTATGGCAAAACTATTACAATAGAGCCATACAAACTTTAGCGAATGAAGAACAAGTAAGAATGCGAAACGATGAATTTCGCAATGGTGAACTAACAACGATGCAGAGAGGACAATAAAGCATGGCTATTACATCAGCAATATGTAACAGCTTTAAAGTAGAGATCTTAACGGGTACACATAACTTCACAGCAAGTTCTGGTAACTCTTTTAAGATTGCTCTAATTAAAGCAAACTCCGCACAATCTGGTACATACAATAAAGCAACTACTAATTACACAAACGTAACTGGCAACAGTGACGAACTTGCAAACGGGAATGGATATTCTACAGGAGGAAATACTTTAGTAAGTGCTACCCCTGTATTAAGTACAGATACAGCTGTTTGCGATTTTGCTCAAACAACTTGGAGTAGTGCTACTTTTACAACCAGAGGGTGCATAATATATAACTCATACGCATTCAATAAAGCTGTAATGGTTTTAGATTTTGGTGCAGACTATTCAGTTTCTAACGGAACATTTGCAATAGACTTTCCAACACCTAACGCAAGTAACGCAATTATAAGGATTAGTTAATGTCATCTACTTGGAGTGGCGGCGGATTAAATTTACGTTTATTAACCACAGGTGAAAACGATGGAACCTGGGGTGATCAAACGAATGATAATTTAAAACGTCTTGAAAATAAAATAACAGGACGAGCAGCCGTAACGCTATCAGGTACAACACATACATTAACATTTACTGCTAACCCCACATCTTACGCTGACGAAGATGGAAGAAATCTTGTTCTCGACTTCGGTGGATCACCAAGTGGTACTAACACAGTAACTATCCCCGCGAAAGAAACTACTTATGTAGTTTTAAATAATACTGCAAATAGTAATTCTATTGTATTTACTACAGGAGGTGGTACAACATTTACACTTCCAGCAGGTAGAGACGCAATAATTTATTCAGACGGTACTAATGTTCTTAATGCATTAGATAACCTGCAAGTAAGTACAGTTAATGGAGTAGACCCATCTACTTCTGCTACTGCTGGATTTGCTATAGCTATGGCTGTAGCGCTTTAAGGAGAATATAGATGGCACAAAATTTTAGAAATCAAGTAGCTAGAAACACAGGCACAAGTGCTGTAGACATTTTATCACAAGCTAATAGTTATGATACAGTCATTGGTATTAGATGCACTAACGTAGCAACAACTGCAATTAATGTAGA